CCGACCCACCGGAGACGATCTGGGGATTCGAGATGCCGCCGCCTTCCCAGCCCGTGACGTAGCTCGAACCCGTGATCTGCACGGCCTGGGCCGGGCTCAGGAACGCCGTGGCCAGACCGAGGTAGGAGGTTGAGCCCTCGAGCACGACATCGCACATCGATTGCAAGAGTTCGTTGGCATAGACCTGCATGTTCGCGTTGTTCGAGTAGTCGGTCCAATCCCGGCAGGTCACAACCTTGATCCGCTGGATTCCCTCGACAAGTGCGCTCGTTCCCGTGAAATAGGTCGAGGCCGGGGAGAAGACCTCGAGCGATCCGGTCGCGACCGGCACGAAGATCTGCACGTCGGTCGGGGGCGTCACGACCCCGCCGCCGAAGACCAGGCTGGTGGGTGAGACGGTCGTGATCGTGCCGGCGTCGGGGTCAATGACGACGCCGATCGATGACATGTTGTAGGGGGGATTGCCCGAGGCGCTCCAAAACACGTTGCAGAGCGGTGCGCTGGTCAGGACGGCGGCCGTGTTGTTCGCGAACGAGAACGCGAAGGGATACGGAAAATATTGCTGCATCTGGTGGGCAATGAACGGGTTCGTGACCAGGTAGCGGCGGTAAACCACATTCCCGCCTGCTGAGAGCGCGTAGAGCCGGTAGCTGTTGTAATTAGTCCCCGGGAGTGGTTGGTCCAGGGTCACCGTGGTCGAGTTGCCCGAGGTCCCCCCGCTCGTGGTCGCGGTGTTGGCGATGATCCGGGCCATGAATATCTGCTGGATGTTCGTTGCGACATCGTTGATGACCGTGAGCACGGCGTGCTGGCCCGTGTTGGTCTGATCGAGCTGGTCCAGCGTCCAGTTCACATAACTCGGGGCCTGCGTGCTGGTAAGCGTCACCGAGGTCGTCGAGCCGCAGGTGAGTGAGCCCTGGTCTTGCCCGCCCTGAAGCGAGAGTTGCTGGTACATGGCCGGCGTCCAGGCCGCCTTGGCCGCCGCGTTCGAGGTGTACGAGCCGAACGCGAAATCCTCGATCAGCCCGCCCGAAGGGATCGCTGCCCCGCCGGTGAGCGCGCCGCCGTTGTAGGTGTACGAGCTGCCCGGCCACTGCTTCACGGCCAGGGTGGTGGCGACCACGTTCGGGCCGCCGCGGACGATGACCTCGGAGTAGGTATCGCTCGTGTCCCGCGTCATCGTGGGCAGCGACCACCGCGGGTCCGAGCCGTTGAGCGTGATCGCGGAGACCGTGTTCTGCCGCTGATCGAGGATCCGGATGTTGCCCAGGGGGTCGACCGATAGCCAGTGGTTGGGATGGCAGGTCTGCGTCACGCTCTCGATTGACGAGAGAATCCGCTCGCCGGCGAACGCGAGCGTGAACGGGGCGATTACATTGAGCGCCGCGCAGTCGTTCACGGTGACGCTGGGCAGGTTGGAGACGATCACGGCGGGGATCGCGTTGTAACCGCTGCCCGCGTAGGTGACCGTGAAGCTGGTAATGGCGCCGCTGGCGACCGTGGCCGTGGCCGTGGCCTGGGATGTGCAGGGCCCCGCAATGACGACGGTGGGCGCAGTCGTGTATCCCGATCCCCCGTTCGTGACCGTGATCGATGCGACGGTCGTGTGGTTGGTGCCGATCGTCGCACCCATCACGGCCTGGCCCGACCCGCCGTAGCCCTGCGACGTGTAGTTGCCCAGGCCGTAACCCGAGCTGATCCCCGTGATCCCGCCCAGCCATGCCTGGTTCTGATAGCCGGAGAGCACGTCAAGCACAGCCTGACCCACCGTCCGCCCCGCGCGGGACAGGATGGTGTTCAAATTATTCGCGGGCATGTTGAACCGGATCGCATCGGACAGGGTGTTGCTGTCCGTCACCGGAATCCAGTCGGCCCGGTTCCGCAGGCCCAGGGCTCGATAGTCGCGAGTCCAGCCGAGATCATGGTCGTAGCGGTCGACGTAGCTGACCACATCGCCGGTGAAATAGCAGGTCGCGCCTGCGAGGTTCGAGCCGTGGAACCACGCACACTGCTGGCCCATCCACGGGTCTGGCAGCGTGGTCAAGGGTCCCAGCACGCGCGAGAACCGCAGGTCGGGGATCCCCCCCCGGCGATACGGCGTGCACGAGTCGAGCGCCACATCGTACAGCCCCGCGGAGGTCGTGCCGGACTCCGCGGGTTCCACGAACGAGAGGATGGTGCCGTAGGAACCGGGCGCAGCGTAAAGCGCCGCCGAGTAGCCGCTCGCGGTCCAGTCAATGCAGAGGTAGTCTGGCACGTCTTAGTGCCCCCCGCGCGGGTTGATGTTTTGCCCGGACCGGTCCTGCTGGCCTAGCCCTTGGTACATCCCCTGCTCGATTTCGTTGGCTTGCATCGCCATCGCCCAGTCAACTAGCTGGGCCAGGTTCGCGCCGCGTGCCCTGGCCGCTGGCATGTTCTGCATGACCTTGTGCTTGATCTGCTCAAGTTCGCTGGCCTCGAACGGTGTGCCACCCTGCTCGGCGCGGTACTGGTTCTGAGCCTGCTCTGCGGCCATGATCCGGTTGCCGACGTCGGCAATTTCGCGTCGATTGACGGCCTCGGGTGTGTTTTGGCGGGCGTCAAGCTCGGCCTTGGTCTTGGCCGCCTTGGCGTCATGCTCGGCCTTGGTCTTGGCATGCTTTGCCGCTGTGGCAGCATCCTTATCGAGTTTGGTCTTATAGTCGGCCGCGAACTTCATTGCCGCGTCATAGTCGGCCGCCTTGTGCTTTAGCTTATCTTTGCGAGCCTTGTCGAATTCGATGTCGATTTCCGCGCTCTCTTTGGTTGCCGCCGCTCGCTTGGCATAGGTCGTATTGGCCCAGTCGCTATCCGCTTCCGCTTTCTTCGCTTGCTTCTTTGCTGCTTCGATGTTCTCCGGGAGTGCCTGACGGAGATGTTGTTCCGTCCCCGGGGGGAAGAATCCGGGGAACTGGCTGGCCATTCCCGAGACGTCGGAGATAGTGGCTTGATGGCCTGATTCGAGTTCCTTCAGGATCCGTTCGCGGCGCGTGATGATTGATCCCCGTTGCCCTTCGAGGATGATGTCTTTCTCGTACTTGCTCACTCCTGGAGTTGCCAGGATTTTCTTCTGGTCTTCGCTCAGTCCATAACCTTCGGCTTCCAGGGATTGCTCGATCCCTGTCGCAACCTGCATTCCTTTCTTGCCGCGCAGGGATTCCTTCACGACCTTGGCTGATGTTTGCTCTTCTTCGTCTGGTTGTTCCTTCAATCTCTGCATTTGATCGATTGCGGCTTTTGTCATTTCAGCCGCATGCTTGGACGACTCCGCAGCCCCGTCCATCTTGTCGATGAATGCTTGGATCTTGGGTATGATCGCCTCAAGCGCGAAGATCAGGCCGCCGGCCGCCATGCCGGTCCCGCCGGCCAACCCCAGCGCTGTGGTGATGCCCTCGAGCATTCCTCCCATGCGCCCGAACCCGGAGCCACCCGCGAGGCCAGATATGACTTTTTCGGCCTTCATCACGTTGGCAGCCAGCCCTGCCATCCCACCTTTGCCGGCCTCTCCCTCGCCTGTTCCCGCCGCCGCTTCCGCGGCCGTCACCATCTGGTAATGTTTCTCGGCGAGTGCCTGGGCTGCGATCAGCTCTTGCTCTTCCTCGGCTTCAAGCTGATTCAGAGCCGTGGTGATCTTCGCCAGTGCGGCCGCTTCCTCATCCGCGGCTTGCGCGACATTCCTGGCCTGCGCTTCATGCTCCCGCTGCGATGCCGTCAGCCGTTTGAGTACCGTCTCGTTCTCCGAGATGACCTTGCCCAGCGCGTCGCTTTGTTCCTTGTACGCGGTCTGCGTGATCAGCCCCGCCTTGTGAGCATCGGCAAGCGCCTCAAGCTCTCGCTTGAGTTTGCTGATCTTCTCTTTCAGGTCCTCGACGACCGTGCCTTCCTCTTTGAGGACGTCCACAGCCGCCTGCTGGGCTGCGTTGACGGAGTCCATCGCGTCGCCAAGTTCGCCGACCGCCTTGGCCGCGGTCTCGACGAATTCGACGCCGCTCTCTTTGAAGAGCAGCAATAATTCTTCTTCGCTTGGCATCAGGGGGTCCCGTCCCAGAGTTCGCGCACGACAAGTTTGGCCCAGGGCAAGATCGTCGCCCGCATCTTGGCGAGGTCGTCCGGTCGCACGCCGCGCAAATTACGGGTCTCGAACAGGTCTGGCAGGAAGTGATAGCCCGTCACCGTCATGACATCTTCCCAGGTCCCGATGACGGCCCAGGCCCCATGTTCTTCTGCCTGAAACGTCGTGGTCTTGAAGTTGCTGATTACCCGGCTGAACTGCCTCCGCGGCGCCAGCGGTGGGCCGGTGAGCCGCCTGTAAGCGGAGGATGAGAGGTTATTGTTGGAAAGGATTCCAT